CCGAGCAGTGATTCCTATATCGTTTATCAAGTAGACCAACCTCCCTAATCATGTCCATACGCATTAGTGCAGAGCAGAGAGGTATCCAGTTGCAATCTATAGCTTGTGGAGCCTTATCAAGAGTTTCTTTATCGGTGAAGTGTTGGTAGCCTCTAATTAAGTCAGAGCCACAGAGTTCGTATGGGTGTTCAGGCTTATTAGGGTGGTAGCGGACTGAGGCGGAGATTCCTATGGACTCATCTGCCTCTGAGACTAGGAGGAGTTCTTGGAGAAAGCCACTATGGGCCTCCGTGTCATTGTTTAAAAGCAGCACATAATCAGCATTTCGGTACTGCGCCCATAAGATTCCTTGATTAGCAGCATTGGTGAAACCAGAGTTCTTGTCTAGCCTAAGTACGTTAATCTTATCATTCACATAGGGCTTCTCAGACCCATCATCCACGACTAGTATCTCGATTGGTTGACCTGTGCCATAGTTCTGCGTGACCATCTCCACACACTTGTTGGTGTATTCTTCTTTGCCGTACATTGGGATTATCACTACTATTCTTGGCATTTTTTAACCTTTATGTGGAATGTTTGAGGAGTAGGAGATTGTACATCCATATCACGCCAGTAGGATTCAATAACTTTTCCTTTTGATTCAAGTTCTCTTACATACTCTTGCATATCCCAGAGTATTTCATAACGCCTTACATCCCATCCTAGGAAGTCGTATGGATTAGGCCATGCAAAGTAGGGGTCTGGGAGAGTGATGAGGCCATTCTTATCCGCTTCATAAGATGCAGGCTTAGTAATGTTTATGCTATCTGTGTAGAAGATGTTGCGACAGTTGCAGAAGGAGTAGCCCATATCAGGGTATTGTTTGACTTCTTTTGCATCTACATACAAACCATAGACAACTAAACGATTCATGCGCTCACATAGTGGACACTTCTGAATGAAGTCTTTGTGTATCTCAGGGAGTGATTGGGCTACTGACAAGTGCTTCCTCTACTTTCTCCATTATTTTATCCTCATCAAACCAGATGCAAGATGGGTGCTTCTCTCGAATAGGACATCCAAAGTATTCCCTAGGATTCCTATGGCATGGACTGCAGGCTACTGGAGATTGAAGCCAATAGGCGTTCTGTGCATATTTAATATGGTTATCCCAAGAGGCAGCAGTCAACAATTGTAGACATGGTGCATCCCAAGAGTGGGCGACTAGGGCTAGTCCTGATTCTAAGCTAATGGTTAAATCCACATACTTACACTTGAGAGCTACTGAGCGAAATCCATTAACCTTTGAGCCAACATAGGATATGATTTGTGGATGCTCAAATACTTGGCTCTTGCAATACTCATCTCCAGTTAAGATAACAAGACACTTTGGATACTTAGCTAGTATCTTCTCAACTATACTTCTAGCCTGAATAAACTTCTTGTGCAATGTTGAGCCTGATAGATTAATAAGAATAACTTTCTCATAAGTCTTATGTTTCTCATCTATCCAGCCCTGACAAGCTTTGTGTTCCTCATCTGTGTAGTAGAGTTTTCCCCTAGTCCCATAGTAGGTTTTTGGAAGCCCTGCAGCATCTGTCATCACATCGTAGTAGGACTTAGAACCTAGAGTTTCCCTCCTCCACTTGGTTGAGCGATAGTAACGTTGGTCATTCTCATTGGTACAATATGCCTTCTCGATAGTGTTGGAGAAGTCGAACACCATATCGAATGTTTCCTCTGCCCATTCAAGATTCTTCTTCATGCGATTGTATGTCATCTTATTGACATCAATGAATTGAAGCTCATCTATGAAGGGATTGCCTGTGAATATGTGCATACCATAGTAGTTGGTCTCAAGAGTAATATGGTCCACTCCATAGTGCTTCTTAATTAGTTCTGGTAAATGTGCAGCATGGAGAACATCCCCACAACCACCTAATCTGGATATAAAGCAAGTTTTCATATCGAAAGAACCATTTTAGGGTCTATAGTCATCTGAGCCTCTGGATGATAGTCTCCTGTAATAAAATATTCCATTTCACAATTGTCCATTATGGTTTTATAACCATGAGCATAGCCGTATGGAATAATAACTATTTTATTTGGTGAATCTAGTAATACTTCATTTTTAATTGAAAAATTATCAATCTTTACTGAATAATTAATTACAGTTCCACGAATACATCTAACTAGCTTTATTTCCTCATACGGACTTAAATTATAATGTAAGCCATTGATAGTGCCTTTGAGTGGAATTATCTTTCTATGAAATCGACCAAGAGGAATCATACGAGTTTAAACTCTGGTATTGGAACTAGATAGTAGCCGCCTGATTTTTTGTGCCAAGAAGTTTTCTCCTGAAGCTCTTTGGCAAAGTTCCAAGCAAGGAGGAGGATAAACTCAGGCTTCTCTTTCTCAAAGTGGGAAACTCTAGGCTCTAAATCCTACTACGATGTTATGACAGATGCTGCAGGGCTTCCAGAAACCTACTATGGGACTAGGGGAAAACTCTACTACACAGATGAGGAGCATCAACTTTGTCAGGGTTGGATAGATGAGAAGCACCAGAAGTATGAAAAAGTCATACTTATTAATCTATCAGGCTCAACATTGCACAAGAAGTTTATTCAGGCTAAGAGTATCGTAGAGAAGATACTAGCTAAGTATCCAAAGTGTCTTGTTATCTTAACTGGAGATGAGTATTGCAAGAGTCAAGTATTTGAACATCCACAAATCATCTCCTATGTTGGCTCAAAGGTTAATGGATTTCGCTCAGTAGCTCTCAAGTGTAAGTATGTGGATTTAACCATTAGCTTAGAATCAGGACTAGCCCTAGTCGCCCACTCTTGGGATGCACCATGTCTACAACTATTGACCGCAGCTTCTTGGGATAACCACATTAAGTATGCAAAGAATGCTTACTGGTTACAGTCACCAGTAGCCTGCAGTCCATGTCATAGAAATCCTAGGGAATACTTTGGATGTCCTATTCGAGAGAAGCACCCATCTTGCATCTGGTTTGATGAGGATAAAATAATGGAGAAAGTAGAGGAAGCTCTTGTCAGTAGCCCAATCACTCCCTGAGATACACAAAGACTTCATTCAGAAGTGTCCACTATGTGAGCGCATGAATCGTTTAGTTGTCTATGGTTTGTATGTAGATGCAAAAGAAGTCAAACAATACCCTGATATGGGCTACTCCTTCTGCAACTGTCGCAACATCTTCTACACAGATAGCATAAACATTACTAAGCCTGCATCTTATGAAGCGGATAAGAATGGCCTCATCACTCTCCCAGACCCCTACTTTGCATGGCCTAATCCATACGACTTCCTAGGATGGGATGTAAGGCGTTATGAAATACTCTGGGATATGCAAGAGTATGTAAGAGAACTTGAATCAAAAGGAAAAGTTATTGAATCCTACTGGCGTGATATGGATGTACAATCTCCTACTCCTCAAACATTCCACATAAAGGTTAAAAAATGCCAAGAATAGTAGTGATAATCCCAATGTACGGCAAAGAAGAATACACCAACAAGTGTGTGGAGATGGTCACGCAGAACTATGGCACAGGTCAACCAATCGAGATACTAGTCGTGGATGATGGGTCTGAGAAGCCCTATGTGAATGATAAGATTAACGTACTTAGGCTAGACAAGAACTCTGGTTTCACCAATGCTGCTAATCAAGGAATCTTATGGGCGCAGTACCGAAATGCTGATTATGTGCTGCTTTTAAACAATGACACGGAGGCCCATAGTGGCTTTCTCCAAGAACTCCTCCTAGTCTCAGAGGCAGATGAGTCCATAGGAATCTCCGCCTCAGTCCGCTACCACCCTAATAAGCCTGAACACCCATACGAACTCTGTGGCTCTGACTTAATTAGAGGCTACCAACACTTCACCGATAAAGAAACTCTTGATAAGGCTCCACAAGCTATAGATTGCAACTGGATACCTCTCTGCTCTGCACTAATGCGTATGGACATGATTAGGGAGGTTGGTCTACTTGATAAACGATATAGGAATCACTGCTCGG